TAAATTTCATACCCAAATCATATTCAGTATTGTTGATGGTTCTTGAGGAGGAGTTAGGGACAGCAGGGAAGTTGACATCGGGCTGACCTGCAGCACCAGATGTTGCTCCACTGATAGCATTAGATCCATCAAACTCGTTTAGAGTACCAGTAACTTCAGGGAAGATACCATCAACATTGTTTTGATAATACTTCAAAACCTTGGTGGTAGAATTCCAAGAAATGACACGTCCTCTAGCGGTAACGTTTGTGCCGCCGACAACTCTAGTTTGAGTGATAATTTCGTCGGGGGAATAGTTACCTTGGAATGTTGGTGCGAAGATAACCGCCTTAGCAGCAGAAACTGTTAGGTCAGCGAGCAACTCTTCAGTACCAAACTTCTTAGGGTTGGTAATCAACCCAATTCTTCTGTAATCGTTATCGACAGGGAAGTCACCAGCACCTTCAGCGTAAGACAACTTAGCGTTGAGCATTACACGGAAAGCACCCAATTCGACAACGGGGTCAAAACCATGACCACTTGGGGGAGGAATGATAACGTCAACTTGACCACTAGCACCTGTGCCGATGCCAGTAATATTGTCAATATTGATTTTACCAAAGGTGTAACCTGTGCCACCAGAAGTAACGGTAGCAGAGATAATCTTACCGCCATCAATAACGATTGAAACACGACCACCAGTACCATCACCGTTAATACCAACGTTGTCATAGGTGCCGTTGTTATAACCAGATCCAGCAGAGTTAATAACAACCGTGTCAATCTCACCAGCAACAGCGTTTGTCCTTACAGCGTCATTGGTAAAGACAGGCATATAATCATTGGAGAAGAATTTCAAAACCTGTGCAACAGGAATAGTGTAGAGATACTTCCAACGATAACCATCCGATGTGGAGACGATAGATGTTGATGTGCCAGTCGGCTCAACAGTGGAGGGTTTGCCGTTAGGGTCAGAGGGAGAAGTGCCGTTATAGATGCACTTATAAACCTGATACTGTGAATTCACAACATAGAAGTCGGAATCATACAGTTTGGTAGCACCAGAGGAAGCAGTCTTACTGGGAGAATAGTCATGACGATACATGTCATAGGTGAAACCCAGACCACCAGTAGTTTGCTCAGGAGAAACCCAGTCAATGCGTCGGATAACCTGAATGGTATCTGCTGCAAGAATACGCTTCAGAGAGACCATATCATCATAGGCACCAGAAAACTCAGAGAATGAGTCAACTGCCTGAGGGGGCGAGTTTTCATCATCCCATGCCTGGGGTCTACCAATGAAAAGATATGCACGATCTCGCGTAGCACCAGCGTCATCATCGCTTTGATTAGCGATGGGACCCTCCAATGCCTTGATGAATTTTCTCGCAGAGAAAATCCTAAATTGATCAGTAAGTAACGCTGCCATTTCCTAAGGGATTATTGTCCTCTTGTTTATTTATCGAAGTTATTCAGACCTAACTACGGTCAGGTATTCAATACTCTTAATTCTGTATGTTGCACTATTTCCAGTAATGTTTTCACCACCCATAATCGCCTCAACAACGCCACCTGTACCTGTGGTATCTCCAACGGCATTTGTTACATCAACAGTTGGTCGAATAGCAAAAGTGTTGTCAACGTATTTCTCATAACCATAACCACCATTAGTAATAGTGACTGATGCAATCTGGTCTCCTGCTGGAGTCATTACAACAGTAGTATTTGCTGCAATGTCAGAAGCAGATTCAATGGTGAGAGAAGGCACCGCAGAATAATCTGCACCAGGATTTTGAATGATGAAATCTACGATAGTGCTATCCTGAGAGAATGAATACAAAAGACCACCAATACCAATATTGATATTACCAGTGTCGTATGGGACAACATCCTTGACTCTCAATTTGCCCGTGGAAGGAGTCCATTGAGTGACAGTTGCTCTGACACCAGAGATGGCACCAGTAACAACTTCATTGACCGAGAAACTTCCCTGACCAAAGTTTGCGTCCAATGTGATTTCCATTTCACCAACAATAGGACGACCTTCGCTGAGTTGACCAGCTTCAATAACAGTTGCAAATAGGGAAGGAATGCTTGCATCTTTAATTTGATCACCTGCTTGGAATAGCGTAGTATTTTGACCACCCTGAGTCTCTTCAATACCATACAAAGAATTATGAATGCCGCCATCAAGACTGATTTGGTTTTCATAGGCAGTGCCAGTATTTACCAGATCAGGAATACCATCACCTGCTCCATCTTGCTCATCATCATCTTCAAACGCCCTATCATTCAATACGGCAATAGGCACAGTCAATGTTGTGATATTGCTACCAACTTCAGTAATGATGACGTGTGGATCAAATCCCTGCTGAGCACTATCGTAAACACCAGCATCAAACTGCACAATAGCATCTTCAGTGCCAGGGACACCACCATCAATAAATGCTAGCTCATCAACCTCAAAGGTAACCAACAATTCTCTATTTGCTGGATTCCAGTCGTAGACTTTTGCAACCTTATTGTTTTGGTTTTCAATTCTACGTACAATTCTATCACCGACATTGTATTTGTAATTAGAAACGCCTTGAGAATTATTTTGGATTGTATCAAGGACGATACGCTGATCGTAATTGAAGTTAATGCCTCTCGTTAGACCAGTAAATCTTTCTCTAGATTTAGATGCATATGAAATAACTTCATTGCCAAGAATCAATCTTCCAGATCCAGGGAAAGAATCTGTAGAGCTAACATAAATCGTATCTTCAGATGCAGTAGCATTCTTAAGAAGTCCAGTCATCAACAACTGAGAAGAGTTGTAAGACTGTCTATTAGCAGTCCTTCTCTTAAGATTAACTAGTTTTGTAAAGATGATTTGAGGTGGACTTGTATATCCAATACCAGGATCAGTAACGTCAATACCAACAACTTCACCCTGCTCAATTCTAGCAACTGCCTTGGCACCCAAACCACCACCGCCAGTAATTAGAATAAATGGAGGCTCATTGTAGAATTCTCCAGGATCAACAACAGAAATACTGGTAACTTTACCAGTAATATCGATAGATGCAGATCCAGTTGCACCTTGACCGCCACCACCTTCAAAGATTAGTGTAGGAGGAGTTGCAAAAGATCTTCCAGGATTCAATAGAGTCAGACCAGTAACACTTTGCACCGTTGGTGTGGCTGTTGCTCCAGATCCTTCGCCGCCAAGAATTTTTGCTTGTGCTGGTCCAAAATAACCATCACCATTTTTAGTCATCTTGACGTAGGCAACTTGCCCACTATCATTCAAAACAACATCACCTGCAGCACCAGATGGGAATTCCGCTGGTGGAGGAGTTAGTGTATCTCCTTCAAATACAGGCGCACCATAGAATTGAGGACCAATACAATATGGGAATTGTGGATCGCCGTTGGAGTCCTCTGTTAAGAAATAGCAATAGGTGCCATTGGGATATTCAGGAGTTACAGCAAACTTACCGTTAAATTCATCCAGAAGACCTACACCAGAATCATAGATGTAATCGTTTACAAGATCACCCAGTTGATAACCAGTCTGGACAGTTCTAAGACCTAGACCCGAATTGATGTAAGAGAAAATATACAAAAGACCAGGAGCATCAACTCTAGGGGCAATTCTTATCTCTCTTGTAGCAGCAGCATTAAATTGACTAATGTAAGTTGAATAGTCAACTGCTGCACCATCAATATGATAAGTAATTGCATCCTGATAAAGATAACTGGTTGTGCCAAGAGCTAGAGGACCATCAGGGTGCCATCCATCACTAGTGGTGGAAAATAGAATGAAATTATCATCATTTGAAAGATCATCTTGATTGAAGATATATGTCTTTCCTCTTTGAAGAGTAATAAATCCTGGAGAAGTGCCATCAAAAGCAAACTTACCATTTGCTACAGTGACTGTATATGTAACTGTGCCAGGGGTTACAACTGGAGGTCTATTACCATCGATTTCAACGCCAGTCCTCAACCTAAAGGAAGATGTCATCCTCCCCACAGTAGTGCCACTAGTGTATCCCCAAGGTCCATAGATGGGATATCCATCAAATGTCATACCTAAGATCTTAGAGTGACCGTTAGCATGACGAGAATAGTCAACACCACCAGAAGAATAAAAATCGGTAATGTAATAATTGTTTGGTGATTGGTGCGATTCAACAGTAGGATCAAGAACCATGTATCCTTCATCACCTGTGTATCCAGACATGTATCTGTGATACTTACAGTAGTAATAGATGCGATCACTTTCATCTTCATTCATAATGAAGAGAGGAGCAAACTCATTTTCATAGTCAACGGCATAGTTACCGCTGTCTGTATCAGTATACAAAGTGCCACCATTTAGTAGACCGTCTGCGGTCTTACTAAACTGCATTGGGTGTCCAAACTGGTGGTGAGCAGTTGCTCCATTAGATGGATCTGAAGAGTCCCAAATAATTTGATAATTTCTTTGGACACGAATATTTTCTGGTGAAAAATACCACTCACCAGGGATAAAGTTACCAAACTCTGCTGCGTCTGGTCCAAAGTTAATATAGAAAATACCATTTGGGAAAGTAATGGGATTATCACCAACAGTCAATACAAAACCATTTGTGCCAAGTAGTTTATCACCATCCGCAAATGTACCAGATACTAATCGTACATAAACTCTAGTAACATTATTTTGACCATCTCTAACAATTTTGGCAATGGTGCCTGCAGCACCACCTCCAATTTTCTCAACGATTCTACCCAACTCAATTTGACCTAGACTTTCATCAAGACCAGAGATAGGAAGTAATACGTTATCAAATTCTACTTTGATACCCCAAACAAAAGTTTGCAGCAATCCATTTTCGTAAATACCATTCTTCAGAGCAAAGTGATCACTAACTTTACTCGAATGGTAATAATAAGTGCCGCTGTCTAGAGCACCATCATAGGCATCGAGAGATTTGAGATATGGATACTTAACAACATCCAGACCAAATCCTACAGGACTGCCACCAGTCGTGCCCCATTCTGGAGTATGAAGCAAACCACCGTTTGCCATGATACCAACTGCCTTATTCAGTTGATCGGGGCGAGTGCCAACAAAAGGCACGTCTTTACCACCACGATAAATGAAGGTTTGATTGAAAGTCCTGTCCTGTACAGTATATGCTCTTAGAGATACTGCATTAGCAACTGCCGATACGAATCTGTGCTCATCAGTATATGTTGATGGTGCAACTGCAAGCACATTAACTGTAATTGTAGTACTACTTATTGCAATAACAGGGATATCCTGGTTAGCAATAGGATCTGTGGGACGGGGATATGTATGGTTTGTTTGATGATTGTCTAGAGCACATGTGAATGTGATCGAATTATTTGCAATACGTACAAAGCTATCTGTGGTGATAGTATGAGTGCCAATTGTCAGCACCAAATCACCAGTGGTGGGGTTGTAGTCTGCGTCAGTAGGAGTATATACAGCTGCTTGAGTAGAGCTACCTCCAGGTTGTCTCTCAATACCTCCAGGATAGTCTGCTGGTTTGGGGTGGTTATCCGATACCAGGACTAGTCTATCTGTTGTGCGAGTGCCTTGTGTTTGAAAAGCGGCAGAAGTAATAGAGTTATTATTACTTTGCCAAATTCTTCTAATGTCAAAAGAAGATACAACATTAGGAGTATCTTGTGTTGGTAAAATAGAAAGTCTTAGAGGATCATATCCAGATCCAGATGCTAAGACTCTAACGTGAATGATTCTACCAGAATCATCATCAATAATAGGATATAGTAGTGCTTCTTGGACAGGTGTCCCGCACCCAGTCACAGTAAGTTGTGGAGGATCGGATGAGTCATATCCAGACCCACCATCCAAAACTTCGACTGCTCTTACACCAAATATTTCGTTAAATATTGGTTTGATTACAGCCCCAGATCCAGGTACGGTTCTTGCCATTTATTAACTTACAACGTTGATGGTGCCCTGCATTAGTGCATGTAGGGTGCATTGATAATATAGAGTGTCAGGAGCATCCAGAGGGACTGTCCAATACAAAACACCAGATCCACTGCCCGTTTGCCCTGCAGTGTAAGCGGTGCCTGTCAAACCTGTTGTTGTTTGAATTCTGAAGGGGTGGCCACCACCTTGGACAGAATTATCAAACACATATGTAAAACCTCTATAAACATATAGAGTGGGATCAGCTACAGTGCCTGCAAAACCAGGACCTGCAAATGTATAGTCGTTATTACCATTTGCGTTTAATTCCCACCAGATAACAGGAGATCTAGTAGGCACCCAATCAGATCCATCCCAATATGTCATGTCACCTTGAGTAAGACCTGTGACATCAGTGTCTGTCAATGCAGCAAACGTTGTGGTCAGAGTGCCATCAAAGTCAATGGTGAGAGTATCACCAGAAACAGATGTAGCAATATTTGTGCCACCAGAAATGATAAGTGTATCTGTCTGAGAATTTGCTGTTGTAGTGCCAGTATCACCAGTAACTGTAGCAAACACGTTTACCGATCCAAGACCAGCAGCATCATCACCAGGCTCCCAATAACTATTGGCAGCATTCCACTTCAAGACCTGACCGTTAGTAGGAGATGATGTATAGTTAATATCACTCAGAAGCTCTGCAGAAGAATACTCGGTAGCAATTCTTGCTTGAGTATCTCCAACACCACCAGCGGTGATATTGATATTCACATAAGGATTGTCATTACCATTAACGGTAAAAAATGTGCCAGGGTAAGTTGCACTAGAAGGAGCAGCACCCAAAGAAGTGTATTCGTTTGATACTGCAACAGTTGTGGGGAATGTAATTCCACCAGTAGTGCCATCAAATGTTGATGTTACACCCCCAACACCAAGGGTAATATCACCAGTTCCGTTAGTGGCAAGAGCAATCCTT